CTGGAAATCCTTGTAACTCTAAATTAAATATATTTTCTGATTTAATTAGTAATTCTATTAAAGATAAAAAAATGTTACCTATGCAATTCAATACAATTGGTGTATCTGATGGAATTAGTATGGGAACACTTGGTATGAGATATTCATTACCATCAAGAGAACTTATTGCTGATTCAATTGAAACTGTTGTAAATGCCCAACATTATGATGGTGTTATTTGTGTTCCTGGTTGTGATAAAAATCTCCCTGGTTCTCTTATGGGTATTTCAAGATTAAATCGTCCATCTTTAATTGTATATGGGGGTTCTATGAAATCATCTAATTATAAAGGAATGAAATTAGATATTGTATCCGCGTTTGAGTCTTATGGTAAATATACTTCTGGAAAAATTTCAGAAGATGAAAGATTAGATGTTATTCAAAATTCGTGTGATAAAGGATGTGGTTCATGTTCGGGATTATATACTGCTAATACTATGGCTGTATGTTTAGAAACTTTAGGAATGATGATTCCTAATAGTTCATCTACATCACCTGGAACACCTGAAAAAGATGAAGAATGTAATAAAATGGGAGATATTATTCATAATTTATTAGAAAAAGATATTAAACCATCGGATATTTTAACAAAACAATCTTTCTTGAATGCTATTACTGTGACATATGCATTTGGGGGATCAACTAATGCTGTTATACATTTACTTGCTTGTGCTAATTCTGCTGGAATTCATCTTACTTTAGATGATTTTCAAAATTTAAATCATATTCCTGTTATTTTGAATATGAAACCTCATGGAGAATATGTTATGTATGATTTATCCAAGATTGGTGGGACGGCAAGAGTAACTAAATATTTAATTCAAAAAGGATTATTAGATGGTAGCTGTCTCACTGTTACTGGAAATTCTTTATGGGATAATGTAAAAAATTGTGAAGATATGGAATTTTCTAATCAAGATCTTGTATTTCCATTAGAAACTCCTTTTAAAAATGATGGACACATTAAAATTTTGAAAGGAAATTTATCTCCAAATGGATGTTTATCAAAAATTTATAAAAAGGAAAAAGTTTTTAAAGGGAAAGCATGTGTATTTGATAATGAAAATGATATGGTTAAAGCACTTAGTAATAATGAAATTCAAAAAGATAGTTTTGTTATTATTCGTTATCAAGGTGAAAGTATTGGTTGTCCTGAAATGCTTACTCCCACAAGTGCATTAATTGGACATTTTGGAACTGAAAATGCTCCTCCACTTGCTACAGATGGTAGATTTTCGGGAGGATCACATGGAATATTAATTGCTCATTTACCAGATGCTTATAAAAAGGAAAGTTTAACTCGTGTTATTAAAAATAATGATGAGATTGAGATTAATTTATCAACAAATGAAATAAATTTATTAGTCAATAATGAAGAAATTAATAAACGCTTAAATGAAACTCCACAAAAAGAGTTAAATGTTGATGGATATTTAAGAAAATTTTCTAAATTATGTGGAACGTTTCAAGATGGATATATAACTTAAGAAATAATTATAATATTATTTTTTTTTAATTAACAATTTTAAATTATATCTAATTAAAACAATGTTATCTAGATATAATTTAATAAATTCTCCAAAAGCTCAAACATTAGATGTTTTGACTTATATGAAACAAAAAGTTCCAATTTTTGTTTTAACTTTACAAACTTTAATAACAAATCATGTTTACGATAATTGCAATAATGAAAAAGATTTACAAATAATTTTTTGGATATATTATCCATTTTTATGTATATTATGTATTTTAATTGAATTTTATACTACCTGGACACGAACTAAATTTTTAGAAATTGCAATACATAATGAAAATCATTTTATAAATAATAAAAAAAATAAAATAGTTTATTGTTCTGTTACAACTATTATTAGTTTATTATCATTTATTATTACTTCTTATTATATAAATACAGGTTTACCATTTAGATGTATATTTAATTATGATAAAACAATTGCTACATTTCTTTTTTATTTTACCTTTGGATTAATATTTATATTATCAACAATTGAACATAAAGTATTTAAAACTTATGCTTCATAACGTTTAACAATATTTTCAACATCATTTTTCCAAGCAATGATTTCTTTAATATATTCTTCATAATACTTTATATCATCTGTATTTTTGGCAAAATCATATTTATAAAGGTTAATTGGTTTTTTATTCTTGTGTATGGTAAAAATTTTTCCTAAATTTTTTTTCAATATGTCAAAATTATTTTTAGTTTTGTTGTTACCTGATAAATATGATATAATTTTGTCTATTATATCTTGAAGGTTTTTTTGTAATGAAATGTGTTTTGTTTTATCTTGTCTAAGTCTAAGTTTATTAAATTTTGGAAAATATTCTTCCCAAAATTTTTCAGTGCTTTTGTTTATTAATTTATCAAAATCTTTTTGTTTCATATAATTTCCAAAATCTCCTTTTTCAATTAGTGTGATTAACGCATTATATTTTTTTTTCTGGAAGTCCTTCGGTTTGCCTTCACCAATTGAAATAATTTTTTTTTCTAAAGGATTTAATTCTGAATCTGTCCATAGGATAAGTGGTATAAAATCATCTTTATAATCCTTCTTTTCAAATTCCCAAATGGAAAACCCCTTAAATTTTTTCCCTGTATTTGTTATTCTGTATTCTGCACATTTTTTAATTTCTTTCTGTCTTTGTGATTTATTTGGAAGCAATATAGATTCATATAAACCATCTTGAACAAGTCCTACGGTATTTCTAAACTTTTTATTATTAATTTTACTTAATCTGTCCACCTCATAATGTAACTTTTTAAAGTCATTTACTGGGATTTGTAATTTCTTTTTTAATTTTTCATCTTCTGGATATAAAGGTTTTATTTTACAATTTTCCTTATCTTTTTTATTTTCCTTATCTTTTTTATGTTGAAATATATACAAATGTTTTATATTATCCAAATTCTTATGAAAATAGAATCTTCCGGGTATGTCATGTTTTCCGTCAACTACAGTTATATCTTTAGTTGTTATAAAATCTGAGTTCATTTTACCTCTACCTCCAGATTGAATATTGTTATTGGATAAACTGTCAAGCGTAACTACTATATAAGATAATGTATCACGTGGAAGGAATTTTATAAATTTATTTAATTTTTGTTTTGGATTTAATTGGATTGTTTCTTCTGATTCTTCATTAATTAAATCTTTAGCATGAATAATAAAAGAAAATAATAAACCTTGTTCAAAAGAACTTAATACATTTGCTTCACTTCCAAATAAATCTGTACTTGGAATCAATCCGCTATAATCTGGATTTTCTCTTAAATCTTCCCATTCTATTCCTATATCATACATAGTTTTTCCCCAAAATTCATTATATCCATCATTTGGTGATTCAGATGATGAAAATATTGTAGTATATGTTTTATGTAAAAAATTTTCAAAAGAATTAATTTCATTTGTCTTAATATATTCAGTCAAATCTGAATAATATGCTCTTAAAAATTTGTCATCAGTTATATTTCCAATATCAAAATGTTTTGATTTATTCTTTTCTCCAAAAATAGAACCATTTAGTAATTTATCTATATATGTTTCATATTTTCCATGAAAACTTTCATCAGATTTCCATTTCTTTTCAAACTTATTTACAAATCCAACCATTATGGCAAATTGTAAATGTGAAACAAGGTGATATTCAGGTAACTCTAAATCAGGATTATTTTCATCAATTAAAGTATAAACGTTTTCTGATACTTTATATTCATCATCAATAACATAATTTTCTCGAATTAATAAATCTAATGATTTAATGTGTTTTAATACATTTTGTGTTTCTTCTGATGGAATAGTATCGTCTGCGATTTCTTTTGATACTGATCTTCGTAATTTAGCAAGTTGTTTTAATTGTTCAAATCTATCATTAACATTAGAAACTGTTTCTCCTTTTTGAATTGAACTTTTTTTAGTATTTAAAAACTCTTTTCTATATGAAGAATAAATAGACGATTTAAGAGAATTTATTATATTAGGAATATCTTCAGTAGTTTTGGCTCCACCTGTATGTACGAGTTTTTTTCCTGACTCTGAATACTCTCGAGTTTTTTTTAATAATTTATTTACGATGCTTATTTGGGTAGTTTTTTTATCTTTTTCGCTAAGTTGTTTCATCAAGGATTTCCACTTTTCTTGAACTTTAGTAGTAACATAATTATATACTTTACTCTCTTCATCCCCAAAATCCTGTTTCTTATAATTTACTTCAATATAATCATGTATATCTTGTAAATATTTGTATATAAAGCCAGTTATATTAGGAGTATCGCTATCTATATCATCATAATCATTATAATCCGTCTGGGATCCAATCTTCTTATAAACGTCTATAAGTTCATCTTTCAATTTTTCAAACTCTTGTCTTGTTGTTTGTATTAATTCTAGAAATGTATCATTTTTTTGTTTTTGAGAGAGAAGAACGTGAGAGACTGGAGGTTTTTTAGGAGGAAGAAGCCTTAGAAGAGCAGTTTTTGTACCATCACGTAGTTTATATATCATTTTATCAACATCTTTTGTTGTCAACTTTTCATCTTTGTCGTAATTTTTTTTGAAAAGTAATTGATTTTGTAATTGTGTAAATTTTATCTCTTTAGCTTGTTTTCTGGCTTCGGCGATATTAGTTCCCCCAATAAGATTATTATCTATATATTTAATCATATTTTGGTTAAATATTTGCTCTAACTCTTCTAATTTGCTTATAATTGTTTCAACAAATATAATGTCATTTTCTATGTCTGCTGCTTGATTAGCACAATCTTCGATAAATCTAATAAATTTTATAATATCCTCTTTACCATCAGAATTAACTGGAAATGCTTTATTATTTATTTCACATTGTCCATCCGGTGTTTTACAAAAGACTTTTTTCAACTTCTTAGCATGTTGTTTGAATAAGGATCCTTTTGAGTTTTCTTCTTCATGTATAATAAATTGTGATAAATCTTTCGTATTGACTTTATTATTAAAAAATTCGGCATCATATTTTTGTAATGCGATTTGGAAATTATTAATAAATCTATCAATTTTAGATGACATCTTTGGAATCTTTCGACTACCATCTTTTTCATTTTCATTTATATTTTTCATATCATTCAAATTTTCTAATAATTGCATTTTCTGCGATTTAATTACCGCATCAAAATCATTTCCTTTGTAAAATTTTCTTATATAGTCAATAATTTGGTATAATTCAATTACTTGTGCTTCAGTTGGTGTATAATTATTAAGCCAGGTTTCTATTGTGGCTAAATATCCAAGTAATGTACTTCTATCAATTATATTTGATTCATCGCTATCCCCAATAATATTAAATATTCCAACTTCTGTTTTTGGCTCGAAAAGTGTGCCTTTGTCCTTAATGTCTAGTAATAGTTCTCCTATTCTGTTAATGTGATTTTCTAATTCATCATTATCCATTAAGTTTTCTGACTTTGGATCTCTTGGAAGATATGGGCTACTTTCAGGTAAAGTAGGTGGAATTTGTTTTGATGGATGGTCGTGTGAATGTTGTGCAATACCCTTAATTACAGATGGATTTTGTGGATGTGTAATAATTTGTATTTTATTATTACCACCACCAGTTTGTACTTCTGTTTTATCTTCTGATATTGATATTATTTTAACATCTTTGTTAAAAACAGTCTTAATTGTATTCCGTTGTTGTGAATCTGGTTTTATCTTTTCATCGTGATAGTTTTTTTTATCATCTGTATCTGTTTTTTTATAAGGATTTGGATTTTTATAAAATTTATTATAAATTACAAATTCTAAATACTTTAAATCTGTGGGGTTTTGTTCATTTAACTTATATCCAATTATTTGACCAGTTATTAATCCTTGATTTTTTTTCTGTTTTTCATCTCCATTATCATATAGTTCTTTAGCTATAATTCGTGGCCTATGTTGTTTTTTATGTTCCATGTAATCTGTATTAGCATTACCATTTGGGCCAGATATAAAGTATGGTTCTAATTTTTTTTCAAGTTGTTCTTTAGTTTGAGTTTGATTTATTTGTATTATTTGTTTGAATTTCTTAGTATTTACTGGTTTGAAAACTCTTATATTTTTATAGTTATGTTTATTGTGTAAAATCTGGACATATGGCTTTAAATTAGAACTATTAAGATTTATTAATTGATTTACATGTTGTTGTAAAATATTCTCAAAATTTTGTTTAGTGAATCCTTCTGGAGTTTCTATAATATTTTTAATTGCGATAATACTATTAGAACTGGCAATTGCATCATTTACAAAATTTTTAAAGTCTTGTTTATTATGAGAAATATATTGAGTCTCTGGATGTAAATTTTTTGATTCATTAAAAGGTGATTTATTCAAATATTTTCCTTGAATCCACCATTCTTTTATTTTTGCTAAATCAGCAAAAATAACATTAGTAGTAGTAGTATCATCTCCTCTAGTGTCAGTAATATCTTCTAATTTTAATATTTTAGCAGTATATGAACCATCATAGTTACCATTTTTGATTTTAGTAGTAGATAATGAACGTAATTGATTATCATCTCCAAGTTTTCGTCTAATAATTTTCATTTCACTATTTTTTCCGATTATTTCCATAAAGTTTTTAAAATTATAAGGAATATGAATGATAATTGGTGATGATACAGCATTAGTGCTATTTTTTTCCATAAAACGAATTGCGTCATTGTCATTAAAGCCTCCTCCAATTTGAATATTACTATTAAATGGTATATTGGTTGTTTTTTTATTAATTCTATAAATAATTTCTCCAATATTGTGTTTATCTACATCTGAAATATCAATATCAAGATAGTGGGATACAAGTACTAAACTATTAAAGTCCGTATTGAATCCAGTCTTAATATATAAAATTAATTTTAAGGCTATTCCTAAATCTTTTTTATTTTTGAATTTATCAAGATTAGAAATTCCCCATTTTGTTGCGATTATTTTTAAATCATCAAATTCAAAATTATTAAAAATATAATCTGGTTCGTCTTTTTTCCATTGCTCTTTTAGTTTTGATATTTTTCCATTACCTCCTTTAATAATGTATTCAATTGGATTTGTTAAATAACGTAAATAGTCATCTTTTTTTACCTTAGATTTTAATATTGCTTTATTTAAGATATTACCTCCATACATATCTGTATGTAATTCTAATTCTTCTTTAATTTCATCTAAATTTATACCAATTGTTTGTAATTCTTTTAATTTATTACGAACATCATTTTTAGATGTATTTAAAGAATTTTTTCTTTGAACTAATGTTTCATTTAATTGTTCAACTTTTTGGATATAATTTCCTCTTGTATTTAAAAAATCAATTAATTTTAGTTTATGATTTTTAATTTTATTAATTAAATCTTGTGGTTTTTGATCATTTTCCATTTGTTTAATGATAGTTTCCATTTTATTAATTTTAGATTTAATCGAATCTTTTTGATCATCTAATTTGTATTTTGTATCAGAAAATGTTTGTTCAAAACTTCTTAATTTAATAAATGCTTCTTGTAAGTTTTTTTTCAAAGTATCTCTATTAACTAATATTTCATGATATTTTTCGATATTTTGTTGATATTTTAAAATAATTGGAGTTATATCGTCAATGATTTGACTTATATTTTTTTTATTTTTTAAATTACTATTCTCATTAAGTATTTTATTTAAATTATTATTTAATTTTTCAGGAATTGATTTAGATTTACCGCCTAAAATATTTTTAATTTCTAATAATAAATTTCTATTATTTTTCATAATTTTTACTGAATTATTTTTCTTAGATTTAGATATTACGTTTTTCATTTTTTGTCCTCCTTTTTTAGTATAATGTTGTAATTTATTTTTAAGGATATTTAGTCCTTCTTCAGTAGTAGAAATTTGTTTATCTGTTTCTTGTATTTGTTTATTCTTTTCAAGAATATCATTTTTTTTATTTTTAAGTTGTTCTTTCAGTATTGTAATTTTATTATCATATTCTTGTTGTTTAGTAACCATATTTTCAAGATTTTTTTTAATTTTTTCGAATGTTTCTTTTTTTTCTTCATAAATTTTACTATTTTCTGTTAATTTTTCAAATTTTTGAAGTTGTTTGCTAATAATTCCCCGATGTAATATTAAATTTTCAACTCCAAATATAATAGCATCTTTAAGTTTAGTTAATTCAGAATAAATGTTATCAATATCTTCATTAAGACTTTTTCTAGTATTTTTTAAATCATTATAAAAAATTTTTTTATCTTCATATATTTCAATAATTTTTTGAGTAGAAGATTCGATTTGTTCAGTTAAATCCTCAATATTAATTGCATTATCATCAAATTGTTCATAAATAATTTCCATTTCATTAAATATTGTATCCATTTCCGAAATTAAATTTTTTGTTTTTAGATCAGGTCTTTCAAGTAATTTTTTAATAATATCTTTATCAATTTTTTGATTAAGTTCTTCTTCGACAACTTTTATATCTTCAAGTATATTTAATTTACTAGCAAATTTTGTAATCTCTTTACGAGTTGTATTTGCGGTTATATTATTATATACATTTTCAAGTGATTTATCATCTGGATTTTCAAAACGATTATACATAAAATAAAGTGAATAAATTAAACTCTTAGTAATATCATCAACATCTATATCTAATGTTTTTGTATTGAAAGTATATGGTTTAATTGTAATAGTAATATCAATATCATCAATTGATAATTCAACATTTAAGTATCTATCAATGATATCATCAACTTCAGTTATTGATAGTTCATCATATGTATTTAATCGTTCTACATTGATTATATATTTATTATCACTTTGTTTAGATATATTATAAAATAATATATTAGTAGCTAATCCAGCAGTAAATCTTACAAATAATGGCATAGCTATAATTAGTGTATCATCATCATTTTTTAATAATTTAAAATACTCTTTAAATTCATCACTAATATTATCTCCAATTGAGGAGTTCAAATTTTTAAATAAAAATTTGAAAGGTAAGTTTTTAGTATTTAAATATGCACAAAAATCTGATTTTTTTGTTATTTCAGTTTTTCTAGTTTTTCCTAATTTTTTTAATTGTTCTGTAACTAAATTAGAAGTTTTGGTAAAATAACCATATTTTTTTCTAAAATTTTCTAATCGTTCTCCTTTTATTTCACCACCTTTTTGTATATTTTTATGGTTATTTGGTAAACTTGAATTTTTATAGTTCATATTATAATCCATCTATAATATATACTAATATATTATAGAAATTATAATTTTTTTTTAATCTAGATTTATTTATTTTTAATATTATAAATATTCAACACAGTAATCTAGATTTATAATATATTAAAATTGAATTATATAATAAAGATTTCAGTAATATTTAAATTAATGAAAATTCCGATTGAATTACAAAATATAATTTATCAATACAAAATGGATATGGATTTTCTTTTACTCAAAAAAGAATGGAAAAGGAATAAAGAATTAAAAAAATCTTATTGTGATTTGACTAATAAATTTAGTCAAATTTATTTAAAAATACAAAAGTTTGAACTTGGGGATAAGATTATAAATTCAAAAACTAAAAGGATAGGCTCTGTAGTAGATATATATAGAATAAATAATAATACTTCAGTAGTTATTGAATATGATGATCAGAAAGATATTCATTGGTGTATATCTGATGATGATATATATGATTTTATACATTATAAACCAAATAGATTTATTCATATAAATAATAATTTCTCGAGAGATAATACTGGTCAGTATTATGCATGTATAACCATATTGATAGCAATCTTGTTTTTATTATCTGGAAATATAATTAATTTTTCAACACTACACGTTTTTTTATTTAATTTTATTAGTTTTATGATTATATGTTTTGTGCTATTAACAATATATACAATTAGACAAATGAATGCATTAAGAAGTTATAGAAATTTTCAATTTAATTGAATAAAAATTTAATTTATTTACTAATTATCTTTTTCCATAAGTAGATTAGTAAATAAACATATGTTGAATATTGCTCACAGAGGTGCTTCAGGGTATATTACTGAAAATTCTTTAGAATCTTTTAATTTGGCAATTGAAATGGGTGCGGATATTATTGAGATGGATATCCGGCAATGTAAAACGGGTGAACTAGTTGTTTATCATAATTTATGTTGTAATGGTAATTTGATAGATAATATGAGTAAAGATGAATGTATAGAACAGAATATTGTAGTATTATCAGATATATTAGCAGAACTTTCACACAGGGTAAAAATATATTTGGATTTAAAACCTCCATTTTTGTATGGAAAAGAACAAATCAATTTATATATATCAAAAGTTATGGAAAATATTATACACATTATAAGTGAAAAATATTTTACAGAAAGTGAAATTATATTGGCATCATTTGATCATAATTTAATTAAATGTTTAAAAAAAAATTTAGGTTATTTAAATATTAATCCAAAATTTGGATTAATTTTTTCAAGTAATCCAATAAAATATAATAATTATAATACAAATATTTGTGATTATATAATTCAAAGTAAATCTTCTTTGAATATGAAATTTCTAAATTTTTGTAAAGAAAAAAAAATGAAAGTATTTGTTTATACTGTTAATGATAATAAAGTAATGAATTTATTATTTAAAGCAAAAATTGATGGTATTATAACTAATTATCCAGATTTATTAAATGATATAAAAATGTGTGATATAGTTTAATCTGAATTGGGAATATGTTTTAAATAAGTTTTAACATAATTTACAGAACGATTCATATAACCAAAAAGACCACTAAAAATTGTTCGGGCATTAGGATCATTTTTGGATTCTTTTACTATTGGTTCAACAAGATTAATAGTTTCGACTGGATCAACTACAATAAATCCAGTATTTATATTTGGCGAATTACAAATTGGTTTAGTAAACATTTCATTTACTATTTTACAATTACTAACATAATCCGTTCTTAATTTATTTTTAATATTAATATAATTTTCTGTTGTTTTTATCAAAACTGTATCATCCATATCATTAAATGATTGAATTGAAGAATTATTATTTAAATTACCTTGTATATTACATATTTCTTCTAGATTATTTGGATCACAAAATGAATTAGATAATTTTCTTTCATTTGTAATATCATCAGTTTTAAAATTTGTAAAAACACATGATTTGGATGTACTTAATATATCTATACTATTTTTAGTTTTATTAAAATTTAACCAATTATGATTAAAAAAATTTTCCCATGATATACGTTTGTCAGAATCTTTTTGTAAAAGTTTATGTATTAAATCAGTACATTCTGAACTTAATGGTAAAATTTTTGGTAAGTATATGGGATTATTCTCAATTTTTTTCGCTAACTCATAGTGAGTTTTTGCATTATATGGAGGTCTTCCTGTTAGCAATTCATAAAAGATGACTCCAATAGACCATAAATCTGCTTTATGACTATATTTTTTGTATTTAATAATTTCGGGTGACATATATAATGGCGAACCACATAGAGTTTCTACAAGAGTAGTTTTATCAAAATATCTAGCAAAACCGAAGTCAGTTAATTTAATTGTATTTTTGTTAAAGACTAATATATTTTGTGGTTTAATATCTCTATGTATAATTTTCCTTTCGATTAAATATTTCATAGCATTAGATAATTGTATTGCAAATTTCTGAGCATATTTTTCTTTTAATGGTCGCCCTTTCAAATATTTAGATAAGTCCCCACAATGACTATATTCCATGATTAAATATGCGTAATATTCATCATAGAATACATCATATAATTTGACAATATGCTTATGATTTAATGTTTTCATTATTTCTACTTCCATTTTCAATCTATTTATCATAGTCGCAGACATATCTAAATCTATTTTTTTAATTGCAACAATATCTCCATTAACTATATTAAATCCTTTATACACCTTCGAAAAAGAACCCCGACCAATTCTTTTTGGATAGTATACGTAATTAGAATTAGGTACCGATTTTGTATCAGTTTCCATTACAATTCTATTATAATAAAATATTTTTATTTTCTTAAATGTTCTTAATAATGTATTATTATTCTGGTAAATTATTAGTATCACTATAAATTGGAATATATATTTTAGGATTAAAAACAAATTTATATATTATTAATATTGATATAGTTATTGAAATTATTACTACTAAAAATTTAAATGAATTTTTTACAGAATCATATTTGAAACATTCTTTTATGCCTTTTTTATTACATAAGGAAATTGTATCACTTAAATTTGTAAATTGTGTAATAGTAAAATTTCCTAAATTAAAAATCATTGTTAAAATATTTTTTACTCTAGATATCAGATTGGTAGTAAAATTTTTAATTAAAAGAATTTTACTTTTGAATAAATTGGTCCCTTCTGTATTGGTTCCTTCTGTATTGGTCCCTTCTGTATTGGTCCCTTCTGTATTGGTTCCTTCTGTATTGGTTCCTTCTGTATTGGTTCCTTCTGTATTGGTCCCTTCTGTATTGGTTCCTTCTGTATTGGTTCCTTCTGTATTGGTTCCTTCTGTATTGGTTCCTTCTGTATTGGTCCCTTCTGTATTGGTCCCTTCTGTATTGGTTGGTGTGGAAGATGTTAGTAAATATTTACCAAGAATACTTTGTTTAATAAAATCACTTCCTTTTTTTCTAGGTATGATTTCAATAAGACCACGATTCATATCTTTATATAAAGATGAACGAAATGGTATATCATCTTCTTGATTAATTGTTACATTAAATTCATCACCTGGTTGTAAAATATTACTATTTGGAAGATTTTCGTTTCCTATTTCAACTGTATGACGTAATACATCTTTATTTATAAATTTAACAGTATCACCCATTTTTATATTTATATTTGATGGATTAAATTGACTTAAAATAGCATTTCCAAATTTTGTAACTAAATTTGCTTTATTTATTTTAATAATGTGAACTCGAGAAGAATCACCTTTACCAAAATTTGTTATATAAGGTCCATTTTTTAAAACTTTTATTAAATATAATATAAATAATATTATACATATAACACCTAATATTGGAAGTCCCATTGTATATATAATAACTACAAAAATATTAGTTTATTTAATTTATACAAATTATAAAAAAAACAATAATTAATTAAATAAATAAATTTATTTATATTTAATCAATTAATTTATTACTAAATTTTTTATTTACTTAATTATAAGAACATGTCAAATAAAAATAAAAAGAAAATATGCGAAACTTGTCCCATATGTCTTATAGATATTCGTAATTTAAATAGTAAAAATATCGTAAAACAAAGTTGTTGTAATAAACCATTTCATAAAAAATGTATTAATAAATGGTATAAAATAAAAAAGGAATGCCCATTATGTAGAAAGAAACAAGGAATATTTAGTGATAATGAAATCAATTTTTTATCAGATACTTTAACAAATATAGCCCCAATAATTCGTCCATTATATGAATCATATAATTTAGATTCCTCTCTCCAAAATATGACAGATGTTATATCATTATTTTCAAATAATATAAGCAATATGCGTGATTTTCAACATGAAAATAATAATACTTCTCAAGAACTCGACGATTTAGACGAAATTTTTAATTCGACTCGTAGTATGATAGATTCTATTCGGAACACGATGAATGATAATTAGTCTATATTTTCACGATTATCTTCAATAAATGAATCTGAATAATCATAATCATCATCACTATATTCTTCATCATCATTTATAGTATCATCTAGATTTTCAAAACCACCAAAAGCATTATTCCAAAATTTTTTATAATCTTTTTTTGTAAAATTTGATACTTTATTATTAATTTTTTTTAAAATCAATAAATCTCCAAAAAATAAATTCATATCAACTGGTGGTGGTAATTCATGTTTATTTATTCTACTTTCACGACCACTTGTATATCCATATAAATAAATAATCCCATCTTCGCTTTCCCATTGATTTAATTCTTTACATTGACTTACACCCTTATTTTTAAAATATATCTCTAATTTTATTTCATGAGGATTAATATTAATTTCAGTCACTTCTCCAAAACGTGTTATTAATATAGATTTAATAGTCATATATATATGATTTATTATTTAATTATATTGATTAAATTCTTAATACACTTTATTTTTTACAAGTTATAATAAATTTATTAGCACAATCTTCACAATACCATTTATTTATAGTATGAGTGCCTATACGAATTGTAGTTGGAATAAATTTGGTATCTTTTTTTTCACAACCATTTACAAATGAAATTTTATCGCCATCTCCACATATTGGTTTTCTTGCAAAATTCCATATGATTTCTGATACTGGTAAACTAAAATAATCTTCAAACATAACAATTATTATTCTTGATTCTGTAGTTGGTATATATGTAATTTTTGTCTCTGACATTTTTAATATATATAATATATTTAATAAATTTTACAGATTTTAATTCAATTTTTATAAAAAAAAAAATTGAATTTTAATCTATTTATTTAAATTATTTATTCGAATCTAAATAATAGAAACGAAATTAAATTTAAATGAATTTTTTAAGCAAAGGACGCCAATCTACTAAAAAAGAACGTATGTTAATATCAAAACGAATTGCTAGATTGCCGTGTGATATGACTTATAATGGACAACAATGTGTATTATATTATCCTAGGAATAATCTCCATTTAGATAAGAAATTACGAAATTATATTACTTTTAAAATAAATATTGATTCTGGTACAAAACAACAAACTTTTATTTTACCTTCAATGAATGATATTAGAAAAAAAATGATAATGGATAACTCATATGATGTAGTAACTACTAAATATACAACAATTAATTCGCACGTTAGTGATATTAATAATAATCAATCTAACTATCATAATAAGAAAACGATGATTAAAGATACTAATAGGAGAACAGTTATTCCAACTATTTCAGATTTAGGGAGAAGATATCATTATATTATTTCATTAAATGATACTCTTTATTATCAAACACGGATGTATAGGAGATTATTAGCAATCATTACTAACACAGGAAGTTTAGAAGCTATCGCATTTCTACAATAACCATTTGGTATAAAAATTAATCTAATTATGGACTGGATTTACATGATTTAGAGAAATATAAAAAAAAAATGAATATATTTATATATTTATATATTTATATCTATTATTTATAATATGACATTATATTGATGAATATACAACAAATATTTCTGAAAAATTGGAAATTAATTTGTTATTTAGAATGCTTATTTATCCATCAATTACAATCATTTTTGCCGCATCCAAAAGAGATTAAATGGATTATAAAAAAACCAGTTAAATATATTTCTTCGCCAAAAAAAATAAAATTTTACTTATTTTTCTTTTTTTTATACAAATTTAAAAAAGGTTTTCGATTAATGTTTGCTGTATTTTTGTCTAAACAAATAAATGAATTTATAAAAAATTCTATAAAACATAAACGGCCTTATCAAACTTATAATTGGATAAAATCTGATACAAAAAAAGAAAATTCTTATTCCTTGCCGTCTATGAGTATTCAGTATACGACTATTATTTATGCAATAATTTGTGATGAACTTAAAATACCATATTTATCAAATATATTATATTTATTAGTATCATCATCGCGTATATTACGAGGATTACATTATCCACATGATGTAATCATTAGTACATTTATAGGTTGGATAATTAAAAAAATTATTATGGACAAAAATTTTGATTTTATATTTTTATAATTTGTTTTGGATTTTCTTCATCTGTTCCGGTTACCAATATTGTAACATCATTTTCTTGTTCATCCTGAACATAATTTTCTTGTTCATCCTGAATATCTTCATCTCCATATGGAGCATCTAATGGATCATGATCTAATATACCATCAATTGATTCCTCGTCGTCATTTTTATCTAAATTTTGCTCATTTACAATATTAGTTACAAAATTTTTTAAAGAACATAATTCAATTGAACCTTTTTTTTTAGTATCCGCAATAAAAATTTCTATTTTATCATTATCAAGTATTTTTTTATCATTTTTTATTTTTTTCTTTTTGCCATAATGATATTTTTTGTATCTATTATTAATAAATAATACTAAACAAGTAAAACCAGAAGTAATTACTGCAAGTTCCCACAAATCTGCTCCAATTGCCATTGATATAGCGGCAGATATCCATAAATTAGCTGCTGTATTAATACCTTTTACGTAATTATTACTTTTAAAAATTGTAGCAGAACCTAAAAAACCCATTCCACTTACTATTTGAGCACATATTCGTGCAGGATCCGCATTTGGTGATTCGTATTTATCTCGTAAATTTACAGATATCATAGTAAATAAACAAGAACCTAATCCAACTAAAACGTGTGTTGCCAATCCACCTGGATGGCTATGTAGCTCTCTTTCAATACTTATTATTGATGAACATATCAGTGATATGGACAACTTAACAAGGGACATGGTAATATATGATACATCAAAAGTAATTAACATTATCTTATTATAAACCTTAATTATGGATTATAATAATGTTAAAACATTATATACTTTAATCTTATTATTTCTTATTGAATTTATGATAATAGTTCTATCGTTATATAAAATTTCATACTGAATTAATTGGATTGATATTTATACAAATTAGTTAAATTCAGAATTAATTACACTAACCGATATGTAAAATGAGATAACAAGCCAGTCCAGTTCGAACCTAAATTAATATATATTTTCTAACGATAACGTCTATTTGTTTTCTTATTTTTTAACAAATCTTTATGAATTTTTTTTGATTTTTCCAAATTTTTTAATTTGCGAGACTTGAGTTTAGATTGTATTCTCCGAATTAACAAATCACGATTTTCTTTTGTTATATCTCTTTTATAGTTTTTTTTCAAAAAAATCTTTCTTTTTTTTTCCAATTTATTTTCTAATTTATTAACCGCATTTACTCGTTTATCGTGTCCATAAATATAACATCCAAACGCACTCCCTTGTACTCTATGACGAGTATACATTAATCTAGGAGCAAAAATTTCATCATCAAAAAATAGATTTCGTAGATTTGGTGATATTATTCCTGGTTGATATAAACGTCTATTTCTATTACGATAATTTGCTACAAGATTATAATAATTATTTAATTGTCTTTGATCGTCAACAAGACGATTTCTTATATCATCCATAACATGAAAAGATGACATTGTTAAACATTCTTTATATGATATGTTAATAAAACCATGGTCTTTTAATAGATATAATAACATTATATCGGATTCTCCTTCTTTTTTATTTTTCATATAATTGTAATTTATTTTTGATAAAACATTTTTAAATTTAATATGATGTGTATGGCGTTTATTTTTGTCTACGTGATAAAAAAAATCAAGATAATTTGTAATAATTTTTACAATACCGTTTTCTTTTAGTATATCTAATAAATCCATATTAATATGGTAATATTTTCAAATATCAATTTTATTATTTTAATAATAAAATTGATATTTTAATTAAACATTAAATTTTAAATTTTAAAATAAAATGAATACCATGCTATGCTGTTCGCCGAAAGTTTCTGAATATTGTTTTATGTGCTATGGTAATAACAAAGTTCGGAAATTATATAAAGTATGTAGATGTAATACATATGTACATTCAGATTGTCTAATTTATTGGATATACAATCGTCCAAACAAAAAAAATCTTAAATGTGATATTTGTTTAGAAAAATACCAAAATGTTTCTCTAACAAATGCATATTTTCAAAGTCAATTTATTTTTCTTTTATATAAAGTTATTCATATTTTAATGGAGTTATATGTAAATTATTTACATATATTATCATTATGTGCTTCATTTATTACCAAAACAATACAAAAATCATTTATTTTAAGTATTTGTTTGTATTGTTTTGTAATTTTTCCATTAAATATTTATGTAAAAATTCTTTCAACTTTAGAAAAAAAGATATCTATATATTTACAATATATGACTCAATTATGTAAACCATCAATTAAATTTACGGAAAATAAATATTATAAATTTTATTTTCAGTCTCCATTGTTTGAAAATTTACAATAATATATAAAATTGATTATTTAATTATTAATTAAGTTTATTTATTATGTTAAATAATGTTGAAGACGAAGTTTGTTATATATGCTATGATCACGATACAAATCGGAAATTATTTAGCCCTTGCTCTTGTAAAATAAAAGTTCATGAAAAATGTTTAATTTACTGGATATATAACCGACCTAAAAAACTAAATCTAATTTGCGAAGTATGTCAAAATAAATATAATAATATATTCATATCAAAGTGTTATTTAAATTGTTTTAATCGTATGTATAAATGTTTATTTGTAATATTATTAATTATTATTAATTATTTTATTGCATTTTCTATATTTATAATATGGGATGAAGAATATATTACTATTGGAATACAAATTTTTGTATTTATATTTGTAATATGTTTTAGTAATTTAATATGTTGTATTTGCGGTATTATGTGGAATTTTATAATAGTTGATATTTCGTGTATGAAATATTTTTTATCACCAAGTATTTGTTTTAATGAAAATAAATATTATAAATCACCTTCAATAAAAGAAACTTTTTCACAAGAATCGGAAAATGAAAATGAGATTGAAATTAACATAGTATGAAATAATAAATCTCTATCATTCTCGTTCTTGCACACTACATTTGCTGTCACCTTTAAACTTTACATTATCATGTATGATGTCTTCTGGTATTATTGTAATTATATTCGCATAGTTTTTAAGTGGTTTATTTCTATCTTGTGATAAAGTATTATAAATTATATATTTTTTATTGGGATTTTTAAAATTAACAAATGTTTTATCTTTATTTTCTTCAAACATAGATGTAAGTTCGAGTTTTTCTGTTAGAAAACAATTTATATAATTTTCATAATTTTCATTTGTAGTATCTTCTTTACCTTTTCCAAAAGAAAAAGGCCACCATCCTCCTCCTTCTTGTTCTCCTTCTTTTTCTTTTGGTTTATTTTGACATATATGTACAGAATATCCTGCCACAATACATCTTTTTATGTTTTTTTTTAAATCGTTATGATGTTTCCAAATTTCTTTCTTTTCATTTATTTGTATAAAATCAGTATTTGTTGATGTGTCAACATAGTGAATATCATTTTGAATTCCTCTTACTTGAGAGTCTTGAAAATAGTCTTTTATTTCTTTATTTTTTTCATTTTTACCCAAATAAAGAGAATATAATACTTTTATTTGCATACTGTTATCATTTTCTCCTTTAATTGCATGTAATATATTATTAATTGTTCTAAAAACTTTATTATTGTCATTTTGTAGTTCTTGATTAAATATTTGTTCTAAGTTTAATGTTATTTTATCTTTTAGTGGCAAATATTTTTTGTCTAATACTAATTTAATTCCTCTTTCTATGTCTGTTTTTGTTAATTCTCTTTGGCCTGGTACCTCTGAGTCAATTATTATATTGTTTTCTTTAAATATAACTTCTATTTCCTTGATTTCGTTCATTTGCATTAATACATCACTAATAAATTGTATATAAATTTGGTCAGTTTGTAAAAGCTCAGTTTTTAAAAAATCCGGAAATTTATCAATAAAATGATTATAATCAATCTGTTTAAGTTTAAATCCTTTTAATAATTCTGGAAATGGTTTATTAAAATCTTTACATTTTTGTTCAAAATTTTCGTAAAATATTTTCACAAAAGAAAAATTTTTAAAAAATTTGCTTGTTTTTTGAAAAGCATCTGGCATTATCTCCATGTTTTTATTCCATTCTTTTTTTTCTTCTTCTTCTAATTTTTTATTATACTCTTCTGTTGTGTCGAAATCTTTTTTATTTAATTTTATTTTATATTCTTCTTGGTATTTTTTATATAAATTATATAAATTATAAATAGTTAAATGATCACTTTCTGGATCTATTAATTTCTTGTGGTCTTTATATAATTTTTTTTTATTTATAATTCTTCTTTTGTCTTCTTTATTCATTCTTAATTTTTTCTGTTTATCACTCTCAGGATTAAATAGATTTTCTAATGATCCATCTTTCAAATATTTACAGCATACAATAATTTCTATTACCTCATCAACACAATCATATATGAAACTTTCTAATATCATTTTAGCATCAAAAATAGAAAAATTAGCTGTATTATCACTGTTTTCCTTAAGAATATTGAAAATTTCTCTTATTAAATAAAAATCTAAAGTCAAATCTCCGTTTTTATCTAAACATTTTAATTCTTTTAAAATTTTTTTAGCACTATCAAAATAATTCTGTTTAATAGGTGTTATAAAAAAATCATTAGAATTAACCATTAAATCTTCAATTGATTTAATATTATAAGTATTCTGATATTTCATATCAAGTAGTGTTGAATACTTATTTTTTTTTTCCATCATCTCAGTTATTTGAATTAAAAGAGGCATACAATCTATTGTAAGTAAGGTTGGTTCTGGATAGTCTTCAAAATTATTATACTCTTCTTCAGTATATAATTTTATTGCCATCCCAGGTTCTGTTCTACCAACTCTCCCCCATCTTTGTCTTGCTTGTGCTTTACTAATTCTTTTTGTTTCCATTACTTCCATCATTTTTTCTGGATTATAATATTTTCTAAATTCATACCCAGAATCTATAACATATGATAATCCTTTTATTGTTAAAGATGATTCGGCAATATTTGTTGCTATTACGACTTTTCTACCATAAGGTCCTCCTTCTGATTTTTTATATAATGTGTCATCTTGTACATTTTTTTTTAAATCGGGATTTTTTCTTGTTGACTTTCCATCTAAACCTTTACAATAAATTTCCGTATTAAGAAATAAATTATCTTTAAATTTTGTAATAGTATTACACATACTTTTAGCTCTGGATATATTAATATCAAAAAATAATATGGCTCCTTTCTTATTTAGTTCTTGACTTTCATTTTTTTCATTTTTTTCATTATATTCTTTTTGTTCTTCGGGAGTCATAGCATCAAATTGTTTTTTTAATTCTTTTTCTTCTGCCTCCTTTTTTGCTTGTATTTGCGATATATCTTTTTCTGACATTTCTTGTCTTTCTACTTGTTTTTGTACATGTAAAATATTTTCCCTATCTGAATTAGATATATTATCATAAAGGCCCTTAATATATTTCATTCTTTCATATTCAGGATTTGTTATATCTTCATCATCTAGTTCCCCTATTTCATTTTCTAAAATAGATTTAATTTGATTTTCAGCAACTTTTTGATAGTCTTTTTTTGGTGGTACGGGTATCCATTTTTCATATATTGTTTTTAGTGGTTTTCCTGAAATAGATATATCTTGAAATTTAAATTCTCTAAAAAAAACTTTAAATGGCGTTGGATCAATTGTAGCACTCATTAAAATTAATTTTAGAGATGGATTATGTTTTAATGCATATTTCATCATATGTATTATCATATCAATTCTTTCATTTCGTTCGTGAACTTCATCAATAATAATAATATCATATAGATTTATACCATCTTCTTTTCGTAATGTCGGATATTCTTTTAATTTACTTTCTAATGTACCATCAGTAGCATATAATAAGATAGTTTTATTTTCATAAAAACTTGGTTTATCACCAATTTTAGAACCTTTATGTTTATATCCAATTTCTTCTCCAAGTGTGACATCAAGTTCCTTAGCAGAACTTTCTGCTCCTACGGAAGTAAGAATTTGTTTTGGTAAAGTCATAATAACTTTGTGATTTTTCTTTAATTCATGTTCTATATAAGATTTATGCTGTTCTATATAAGATTTATGCTGTTCTATATTCTCTCCATGTTGTTCTATATTAGATTTACGTTGTTCTATAGCAGATTTACGTTGTTCTCTAGCAGATTTACGTTGTTCTATATCGGCAGTATAACCATGACCATAATTTATAATTTGTAAAGCAATTTTAGGAACAATAACTGATTTTCCACTTCCAGTTCCTGATTGTATTAATGTAACTTGGTTATTTTCTATAACAGCTCTAACATGATTTCTATCCATATAAAGTGGTAATTCTAGATAATACTCCATAGGTTTGTCTTTTAAATATTTGTCTGAATATCTCTTATTTGTTAATGGATTTAATCCCTTTCCATATATAGATTTTTTTGATAGAATATCAAATTCTTCTTGTGTTTCATCTATATCTGGATTTTCTTCACCTTCAATATCCCAAATATACATATCTTTATGAATATTTCGTTCAGAATATGTTACACGATTTCTAAAAATATGTGGTCCATCATACTTATCATCTTTTTGAAGTTCTTCCATCTTTTCTTCCATCTTTTTAAGATCATTTGGAGACATTTTATAAGAAACATAAGGGACTCCGTGAATAATAATATCCTTATCTCTTTTGAATAAATGATCTAAGTCATGTTTACCTAAAAATTCTATCAAATTTTTATCAACACGTGTAATTTGTTTTATACTGCCATGAATTGGTGCATTGTCTTCTGTCTTGAGAATAGACACACCTTTATATTTATTTCCACCAATATATTTATATTTTTTGTTTTTGTTTTTATTTTTATAATATTCTTCTGAACTGATTCTTTTTTTAGTTTTCCCATCAATTTTATAATAAACGTATTTAAATCTATTATTATTTTTAAACTTTCGTTTCTTGATGTATTGAATCATAATTAACTAATAATATAATATATAATCATATAATTATTAATTAAATTTTTAAACATATTTATATAAAAAATTTTTCTAGCATATATTAGAAGTCGAGGATTAATTAATGAATCTTAATTTTAGAAATGATGAATTTAAAGATATGAGTATAAATAATATTAATAATAAAGCAAATTTAGTAAATTCTAAAATGTCATCATCTAATGTTAAAAATGATGTATCCTTTTCTATGTTTGTGGATAATAATAAAAAAATAAGTAATAAATCTCTCCATAATAAAAATTTACGGAAAAAGAAAAAATCGTATTATGGAAATATTGAAAAAAGAAATTTAAAACTTTGGGTAGATGATTCAAATGTTTCAAAATGTTATTCATGTAATAATCCTTTTTCTTTTATAACAAGAAAACATCATTGTAGATGTTGTGGAAGAATATTTTGCTATTATTGTTGTTCGCATTGGATTGATATACCTAATGAAATAACTGAAAATGAATTACCTATTCAAAATCTTTCAAATAATTTAGGAATTTTAAGTACAGATTGCACATCTGATTTTAAACATTTGCGAAAAAATCAAAGAGTTTGTTTACAATGTATAAAAAAAATTAATGAAATAAAAAAATTAAAACCTATAATTCAAGTATTTGAATTACTTGATTTAAATGTTAAAGATTATAGAAAAATGAAAAGAGTTTGTAAAACATGGATGAGTATATCTAATTATTACTTATCAAATTTTAGAGAATTACAATATTCATTACCTAATCATAAATTTACTAATACAGAAAGAAAAGTTTTATTACAAAATAGTTCTTTATTTTATGGACATAGTAAACTAATAGTTCAACTCATAAAATCAATTGATTGGAAATATGCTGATGAGAATATAGAAAAATGTATTTTGGATTTACTATATAGTAAAAAAAGAGTTTGTAAATGTTGGACATTAATGTGTACAAGGGATTGTAGAAAAAATTTGAAGGCAGAAGATTGTATACAATTACTTTACCCAGAAATTACAAATTACAAAATAAGAAATTATGCAATAGAATGTTTAAAGAAAACTTCTATAGAAGAATTATTATGTTATCTTCCATTTTTAATTTATCATATTAGATATGAATTATTTCATGAAAATAATTATACAAAACTTATTAGTAGTTTATTAATAACTAAATCAAAATTAAATCATTCATTTGCTCTTGAAACATATTGGGAATTATATAGTCAAAAAAATAATCCGGATTACAAATTAGTAACTTGTTATGAAAAAATTATGAAAATAATACAAAAAGATTTAGATATAGATTTTTCAAAATCTATAAAAATGATATCTTTGCTGAATACATTTCAAAATTTACCAATTGATAAAATTATATCCAATTTGGAAAAAGAAAAGATTAATTTTGAAAATATACCATTTCCATTTACAAAAGGCTCTACAATCGATTCTGATAAAACTATTAGAATGAAAAGTGCTACAAAACCTTTAATGTTCACATACTATAATATAAATAATATACAACGGAAAATATTATTCAAATATGAAGATATTCGTAAAGAAAGAATTATAATGAAAATAATTAAACTAATGGATATTATTTTAAAACGAGATAATATCAATTTAAATTTTGTTACATACGGAATATTACCTATTGGTGTGAAAGCAGGATTTATAAATGTTGTACCTAATTCAAAAACATTGTACAATATCGAATTAAAAGAAAAATTTAGTATTCAAAATTATATTATTGAAAATAATCCAAATTTACCAATTAATATAATTAGAGAAAATTTTATAAAAAGTTGTGCTGCTTCTTGTGTTATTAGTTATTTGTTAGGACTAGGAGATAGACATTTAGATAATATAATGGTTACTGATACTGGTTTGTTATTTCATATTGATTTTGGATATATTTTGGGTAATGATCCTAAACCTCTTGCCCCTGTTATGAAAATAACTCCAGAAACAATTGATGCTATGGGTGGAGAAAATTCAAAAGGATATAAAGAATTTCAATCGTTATGTTCAAAATCTTATAATTGTTTAAGACGTCATAGTAATATTTTTTTAACTCTTTTAACAATGTTATCTAAATTAACACCTGAAATTGATAATGGAAAATTTAATGAAGAATTTATAAAAAATCAAATTATTAAAAGATTTATTCCAGGAGAATTATATAAAGAAGCTGAATTACAATACAATACACAAATTAATAATTGTTATAATACATCTAGTTTAATTGATATTTGTCATTATCATAAAAAAGAAACTATAGATAGAAATTTAGATAGAATAAGTGGTTTATTTGCTAATATTCGCGACACTTTTAGTAGTTACATATACCAATCTTCTCCAAGTATTGATTAAATTACTCTAGCGTAAAAAAGTTTTTGAGAAAAATTATAAATTTATTTTCAAAATCTTCATCATCTTTTAATTCAATTATTTTCTTCATTATTGCTGTTCCAACTACACATCCTTGTGCACCAGTATTTTTTACAGCACGGACTGTTTCATTATTTGATATGCCAAATCCGATTAAACATTTATAATCCACATTTTTTTTTATTCTATTATAAATTTCTTTATATCTGTTAAAATAATTATCAGAAAAATTACGAGTTCCAGTTATTCCTAATACCGATACACAATAAATATAAGTTGAAGCAATTTTGTTAATTTTCTTAATCCTTTCATTTGATGTTTCACTTGTTACTATTGGAATAAAAGAAATATTATTCTCTTGACACTCATTTACAAAAATTTGTGTATATCTCTCCTCAACTGGTAAATCAACAATAATTACAGCAGAAATTAAATCCTTTGCTATATCTATCCAACCAGTTTTAAAAGAATTAATATATCCCATAAGCAACACAGGTAGAGTCAAACCTTTATTTCTTGCTTCTTTTAAAATATCGAGACATTTAAAAATACTATCTATTCCATTGTTTCGTGCTACTTCTCCACAAGTTTCTAATACAGGTCCATCTGCTGTACATTCTGAAAAAGGAACACCAAGTTCAATAACATCTACAACTTTTGATTTTTGTAATGCTAATAAAATATCTATAGTTTTTTGCCGAGTTGGATATCCTGCTGTAACAAAAGCAAATACTGAAAATTTATCTTTTATTATTTTTTCCATTGTATAAAAACTAATATATTTTAATT